TAAGGAGTCACTATGACTAATCTTAAAAAAGAAGTCGAAGTTGAAATCCGCGATAGCATTGTTGATACTAACGAAATCGTGGAGGAAACTCTGGACGAAGCACAAGCACCTAAAGCGAAGGGTAAGGCAGAGGCTACACCAGTATCCGAACCTGAGTCAATCGCATCGGTAGATAAGGCTGCGGACGCTACATCCAAAACATCGCTTCCAAAAACCAAGGCAGGAATGTTGAACGCAATGTACCAAACCGCTTCAAAAATGAAGAAAGGTGACTTGCAAGCAGCATATGCCAAAGTATGTGAACAAGCCGGTGTAGATCTGGATGAAGATGTTGCACAAGAAAACGACACTCAATCACAATTACGTGCTATTGTCGAAGGTGAAGCAACTCTATCTGAAGAGTTCAAGGAAAAGACCGCACTTATTTTCGAAGCAGCTGTTAAAACAAAGTTGTCAGAAGAAGTAACGCGTCTTGAAGAACAATACACAGAAGAATTATCTGAAGAAGTTGAGTCTATTAAGACTGACCTCGTAACAAAAGTAGATTCTTACCTAAACTATGTAGTTGAAACTTGGATGGAAGACAACAAGTTAGCGATTCAAAGTGGTCTACGTACCGAAATCGCAGAAAACTTTATGTCATCAATGAGAGATCTATTCGTAGAATCTTATGTTGACGTTCCAGAATCCAAGGTTGACCTAGTTGACGAATTAGCATTACAAGTTGACGAGTTAGAAGAAAAACTAAACGCAACAACTGGTGACGCAATTCAACTCGCAGAAGAACTTGAAACTTACAAGCGTAATACTCTTATTGCTGAAGCTTCACGTGACCTTGCGGACACCCAAGCAGAAAAGTTAAAAGAACTCGTTGAGAACGTAGACTTTGAAGACGAAGCAAGCTTCGTTAAGAAAATCGCTACTATCAAGCAATCATACTTTTCTAAAGAAATCCCAGAGCCAATCACAGAATCAGCATCCGCTGACGCTGATGAAGAAGTTGAAGTATCTTCCATGATGGAAGGCTACATCTCTGCTCTACGAAAAACCTCTAAAAAATAAGGAATACTAAAATGCAATCTTTTGATACTCTTATCGAAAAATGGGCTCCAGTTCTTAACGAAGAGTCTGCGGGCGCGATCCACGATCACCACCGTAAAGCAGTAACCGCTGCTATCCTAGAAAACCAAGAAAAAGCAATGATGGAAGAGCGTGTTGCTTACTCTGGTTTCATGACCGAAGACGCATCTGGCGGAGCCAACACTGGTTCTGTATCTAAGTGGGATCCAGTATTGATCTCTCTAGTACGTCGTGCAATGCCTAACCTAATGGCATATGACGTATGTGGCGTACAGCCAATGTCAGGCCCAACTGGTCTTATCTTCGCGATGAAGTCACGTTACGACGGCGGAGCTACTACTAACCCTGAAGCACTATTCGGCGAAGCTGATACTGGTTTCTCTGGCGCGGGCACTCACCCTGCCGGTAAAGGTACTACTACCGCAGCTGGTGAAGCTCTTGGTCGTGGCGGCGTTGACGTTGAAGGTCAACCTTCAGGTTCATTCGCAGAAATGGGTTTCACAATCGAGAAAGCAACTGTAACTGCTAAGTCTCGTGCGTTGAAGGCTGAATACTCTCTAGAACTAGCACAAGATTTGAAAGCAATCCACGGTTTGGATGCTGAAACAGAACTTGCTAACATTCTTTCTACTGAGATTCTTGCTGAAATCAACCGTGAAGTTATTCACACAATTAACAGCCAAGCGAAGCAAGGCGCGACTACTTCAAACGTTATCGTTCCAGGCACATTCGATCTAGAAACTGATGCTGACGGCCGTTGGTCTGCAGAGAAGTTCAAGGGTCTAGTAGTTCAGTTGGATCGCGAAGCGAACGCAATTGCTAAAGAAACTCGTCGTGGTAAAGGTAACGTAGTAATCTGTTCTTCAGATGTTGCTACTGCTCTTGCTGCCTCTGGTATGCTTGACTACACACCTGCTATGTCTACTGGTCTTCAGGTTGACGATACTGGTAACACTTTTGCTGGTGTTCTTAACGGTCGCACTAAGGTCTATATCGACCCATATGCCTCTTCAGACTACATCACTGTAGGTTATAAAGGTACTAACGCATATGACGCAGGTATTTTCTACTGCCCATACGTACCTCTCCAGATGGTTAAAGCTGTCGGCGAGAATGACTTCCAGCCACGTATCGGGTTCAAGACTCGTTATGGTATGGCGTCTAACCCATTCGTAGGTGCTGCACCTGCCGATGGTCTAGCGCTTGCTGGTACTAACCAGTACTACCGTCGATTCAACGTTGCTAACATCATGGGTAACACCCCTGCTGCATAAGCAATAATGAATAAAAAATAGAGTAGGGTTAACCTACCACTTTTAAACCCTCATCTTCGGATGGGGGTTTTTTTATGCGTATAAATATATGTAAGGAAGATGTTCTACGTATCAAGTGGTACGTACTGCACATGAGTGGGTAGGAGACCACCCTCGGAATTACAGGATAGGAGATTACTATGCGTATAATCGCAATTGCGTTCGCATTGGCTCTGTCTGCTTGTTCAACCGTCGAGTCAACTATTGATGGTACGGGTGGTATTATTAAAGGTGTCAGTTCCGATGTCTTTGGTATCACTGCCGGTGTTTTGGATGTAACGTCTAACGTGATTAAAGATGTTGCTGATAAGACGGGGACAGCTGCGACAGCACCCGAAGAAACAAAGTAAGGAGTATACCGACCAAGGATGGTACTTAATTCTCGTATAAATACATGCGAGTCGTCCGAGGATATGTCATGAGCATTAATAAAAATTTTCTACAACCCACTGGGTTTAAAATCATTATAGACAAAGAGAAATACTCTAGTCTAGAATACTTCGCGCTGTCAGTACAGCACCCAGGCTCTATTGTAAATACAATAGAAGTTCCTATCCCTAGGTTGATGGGAATGCCCATGTCGGGATCAAAACTTACTTATTCAGAATTGTCGGTTAATCTTATTCTGGACGAAGATATGTCCGCATATAAAGAAATGCAATCGTGGATGGAAAGAACTGTAACTGAGAACGAAACATCGACACTATATAATGATATAACATTAATTATCCTAACAAGCCACAATAACGGAAACGTTCGCATTAAGTATAAGGATTGTGTACCTACAAGTATTGGCGCAATCGAATTCAATTCTACTTCAGGTGATGTTCCAGTATTAACTTTTGATGCTGTGTTTAGATTTACGGAATTTACTATATTATGAGTTTGAAAAAGTACGAAATCAAGAATTCGAATGTATTGGCAATTCTTGAAGATTTTCGTTACACCTATAGAGATTTGTACAGACCAGAAGAATGTTGTGAGGTATTGAGCCCTGGCTTAGAAAATGCGGCAGACCAATATACTTCAGACAAGGAAATGCGTCGAATTATAGCGCTGGGGGAGAACCACAATGGTGCTGCCGAGCATGGTTACTCACACCCTATAAAACCAGACCACTATCAAGGAACTCATCCAGAAGAGTATCGTAAAACGTACATTGCTCTGGATAAGAGATTAAAGGAAGAACTCGGATTATATTCTTCTGCCCTATCACAACTATATCCACCTAAAGGATTTATATGCTGGCACAATAACGCCAACGCAGCGATGTTCAACGTAATTTTCACATGGTCTCAGGATGGTGATGGATGGTTCAAGTATGTAGAACCTACAACAGGTGAAGTGATTACCATTCAGGATGAGAAGGGATGGAACATGAAAGCAGGGTACTTTGGCGCGTACGGTTCAGGTGATGTAGTGTACCATGCGGCAAAAACAAACTGTTACAGAATGACACTGTCCTACGTCCTAGGACACGATTATGATTATTGGAAGGATATGATTGACTATATTACCGAAGTGTGATATAATACAACATTCCCCCATTAAAAAGGTACTATATAATGATTGATTTGGAAACCGTTCTCAAAGAATGGTCAGAAGACTGTACTATACCTCAGCATCAACTAGACGAAGTCTCTAGACACACACCGTCGTTACACGCAAAGTATCTACAATATCACGCACTCGCAAAGTTACAGCTCAAACGTTGTGAGAACTCTCAGAAGACTCTTTTACTTAAAAAGTTTAAGTACTACAACGGTAAGATGGACGAAGATGAACTACGTGCTACTGGTTGGGACTTAGACCCCTTCAATGGTCTTCGTATACTCAAAGGTGATATGGATTTATACTACGACGCAGACCCAGAAATTCAAAAGTCTGAGGAACGGATTGCGTACTATAAGACACTTATTGAAACTCTAAGTAATATAGTGGATACTTTAAAATGGAGACACCAGACAATTGGTAACATGATTAAGTGGCGCCAATTTGAGGCAGGTGGTTAATATCAAACCTACCAATAATCGCGAGTTAAGAGAGAGATAAATAGATGTTTGAAGAAGATGATTTAATTAAAGCGGGGATGCTAAAAGACGTAGGGCACTACCCCAATTTAGATATAGTGGAATTAGCGAAACTTATATATGAGCGTAGACAACAAGATTCGAATCAGGATGGTCAACCACAGTTACTTCGCGGTTGAGTCGCACCCTGCTCAAGAAGCAGAACTCCGTGAGTATTTCTCCTTCATGGTGCCTGGCGCCAAGTGGACTCCCGCGTTTAAAGCACGTCGCTGGGATGGAAAAATCCGTCTCTATAACATGGTTTCTAAACAACTTAACGTAGGACTTTATAGTCATCTACGTCGTTTCTGCGCGGATAGATTCTATAAGTTAGAGATACTTGAGCACGAAGTCTATGGTATACCTAGCGCAAAGGACGACATCGATCACCCAACTCTAGTTAAGTTTCTAGCGTCACTGGATAGTCCATACGAACCAAGAGACTATCAATATAAAGCAATTGCTCACGGTATAGAAAACTACCGTTCTATTCTATTATCTCCCACCGGTAGCGGTAAGTCATTTATCATCTATAACCTAATGCGTTATGCTCTAGAAGCTACTCAAGGTAATATACTGGTAATTGTTCCTACTACATCTCTAGTAGAACAGATGTATAAAGACTTCGAAGACTACGGATATGATGTAGGTCAGTACTGTCATCGTATTTACTCAGGTAAAGAGAAAGTCACTGACAAACGTATTATCATATCAACGTGGCAGTCAATCTATAGATTTGACCATGAGTGGTTTGAACAGTTTGAAACTGTCTTTGGGGATGAAGTACATCTTTTCAAAGCAAAGTCTCTCTCTACTATGATGGACAAGTGTACTGAGGCGAAATATCGCTTTGGTCTCACAGGAACACTGGATGGTACGGAAACTAACAAATTGGTGTTAGAAGGTTTATTCGGGCCGACTTTTACGGTGACTAGCACCGTGAAATTACAGAAAAGTAAACAGCTTGCCGATCTTGATATATCTATTCTCTTATTGCGCTACCATAGTGATGCGTGTAATATGATAAAAGATATGAAGTATCAAGATGAACTGGATTACATCGTCCAATATGAACCACGTAATAAGTTTATAAGTAAGCTTGCAATAGACCAAAAAGGAAATACCTTAGTCATGTTCCAATTCGTTGAGAAACATGGTAAGGTATTGTATGAGATGATCAGGAGCATGGTCGGAGAAGATCGTAAAGTATTTTATGTCTCCGGTGAAGTAGGTGCTGCTGATCGTGAACAAATAAGAGGGATTGTAGAAACTCAGAATGATTCAATTATTGTTGCTTCTCTCGGTACTTTCAGCACTGGCATCAACATCCGCAATTTGCATAATATTATATTCGCGACCCCATCTAAGTCCCAAGTCAAGGTACTACAATCAATTGGAAGGGGCCTTCGTCAGTCTGACGATGGTAGGACTACTAAGCTTTTCGATGTTGCTGATGACCTCCATGTGGGCAGCCATAAGAATTTTACTCTGAAACATAGTGCCGAAAGGATTAAGATATATACTAAGGAAGGATTTTCCTACAAGATATATCCCATT